ATAAATATCGGGACGCATCAGTACACCAACTCAACTGGCGTATAAGGAGCGACTAAATGGCTATTTCTCGTGCCCAACTACTGAAAGAGTTGCTCCCGGGCTTAAACGCTTTGTTTGGCTTGGAGTATGCTCAATACGGTGAAGAACACAAAGAGATCTTTGAAACTGAGACCTCTGAGCGTTCTTTTGAAGAAGAAACAAAACTGTCGGGCTTTTCTGCTGCGCCGGTCAAAAACGAAGGTTCTGCCATCGCTTATGACAACGCACAGGAAGCGTTTTCTGCTCGATACAACCACGAAACCATTGCACTAGGGTTTTCCCTAACAGAAGAGGCAATTGAGGACAACCTCTATGACTCCCTGTCTAGTCGATACACTAAGGCTTTGGCTCGTGCTATGGCTTACACCAAGCAGACTAAGGCTGCTGCAATTTTGAACAACGGCTTCAACTCCTCCTTCCCGGGTGGTGATGGCGTCGAACTGTTCTCAACTCAGCATCCTCTCGTGTCTGGTGGCGTTAACAGCAACGAACCTTCCACTCCGGCTGACCTGAATGAGACCTCCCTTGAGGCGGCTGTTATTCAGATCGCTGCTTGGACGGACGAGCGTGGCCTGTTGATTGCTGCAAAACCACGTAAGTTGGTTGTTCCTCCCAGCCTGATGTTCGTTGCAACCCGCCTCTTGGAGACTGAACTCCGTGTTGGTACGGCTGATAACGACATCAACGCTCTGAAGAACAACGGTTCTATCCCAGAGGGTTACACTGTTAACCACTATCTGACGGATACCGATGCTTGGTTCTTGTGTACTGACGTACCTAACGGTCTGAAGCACTTCGTTCGTACCCCGATGGCAACATCGATGGACGGCGACTTCGACACAGGCAACGTCCGTTACAAGGCCCGTGAGCGTTATTCGTTTGGCTTCTCAGATCCATTAGGAATGTTTGGATCGCCCGGAGCGTAATGTTGTAAGGGAGGGGGGTTGCAAAATCCCCCTCTTGTTGTATTCTGTGGGAACTAGGATTTTTACTCTTATCGACTGACCTAGCAGACTTAGTAGAGACGATAAGAGGAAGTGCTACTACACGAAAGGTCTATCATGGCACGTACTACTTTTTCAGGCCCAGTTCGGGCTGGTTATCAGGGCGGAGATGCAAGCGCACAACAGCCCTTAACTCCCACCACTATTAATACTGGTACTGTAATTCCAGTTGATGAAGGCACTGCCGCTTCGGGCTTTTATGCTCGGGTTATGCCAACCACTGGATTTGGTTCCAGTTCTTATTTAACTCCCGGTGAGGCTTTCTCTGTATTTGGGCGTGTCCAGTGCGGCGCTCCTTTTTCTGTTGCCCCCTCCACTACTTTTAATCACATGGCTGGTACTGTGGGTGAGTTCGCAGTTATTGGTACATATGCTAACAACGGCCTAATGGCTGGTGTAATGGGCACTATTAATACCAACACTTTGTCTGGTGATGCCGCTGTTATGGCATTCATGGATGGCGATTCTGGTTTAACTACCGCTCGTTGCGCTTTTGGTGTTGCGATGGCTCAAACTACCGGTGGTTCAGGTTTTGAATACGGTCTTGACCTAAAGATGCAAGATCCTGTTGCTGATGGTGGTGGCCCTTCTGGCGTTAAACCTTACCAAAAAGCCAATATCCGTATGGAGGATGACGTTGTAGTCATGGTTGACGCAGGTGCTCCAGTTAACGGTACCACAGGTGACAACTTTGCTGGTACGGGTTCTCTGTATGTTGATTCAACCGCTGGTAAGTTGTATATCAACACCGGTGCTATCACCAGCCCAACTTGGGTTGTTGTCGGTACTCAAACCTAATGCTGACTCATAAAGACCCAGAGGTTCAGGCAATGCTTGAACTTCTGGAATCACAAAGAGATTACGCTATGGGTCTAGTGGCTGTTCAAACAAAGCAAATTTTGGAATTAAAAACCAAACTTGCTAAGTTAGAAACCACAGATACGGAGAATTAAATGGCAATGCAATATGACGTAAAGTCAGTTCACAACACAGTGTCAGGTCTGGCGGTTGGGTATAGGACTCGCCTCAAAGGTGTGCTTATATCTCCGTCTACCGCAGTAACTTTTAACACGGCTTTTTGTAATAACGTAAGCCAGTCTGGAACTTATAACATTCCGGGTTCTACAACCTGTACCGTTACCATTGCTAATCATGGATTAACAACTGGGGATAGAGTTTATTTGGACTTTACCTCTGGTTCGGCTCAGGACGAGGTTTACACAGTTACTGTTACCAGCCCCAGCGCATTTACTGTAACTACAGCAAGTTTAAATACCAGCGGGAACGTGACAATGTACGCACAAATCTTGGCTGAGTTTGACTGCTCCAACGGAACGGCGTTTTATACGCTAATCCCCGGAGAAGGCATTCTTGCTGAACAGGGTATCTATGTTGGCATTCCAAGCGCATCAATAACTACTACGCTTTTTTACGGTTAACATGGCACAGCAATATGACGTTAAAACCTATCATGCTAGTGCATCTGGTACGGCTGTTAATTACCGTACCCGGTTAAAGCAGATAATTTTATCTCCCGCAACTGTGTCTTTACGCAATTTTGCTGTTGCTGATCCAACTGTTTTTAAGTCTGGAACTTGGAGTCGCACCGGAACAACGGTCACGGTTACGATTAATGGCAATGGATTGACTAACGGTCAAAGAGTATTTTTAGATATAGCGCCGGGTACCACAATGCGTGATGGAGTGTATGAGGTTTCTAACGTAACTACCAATACGTTCACGGTTACTTCAGTTACATCTGGGGTAGCCACTGGAACGGTTACGATGTACACAAGTATTCTTGCTGAATTTGATACATATCAAACGGTAAGTATTCCAATCAAGATACCGGGGGAAGGGATTCTCTGTGAGAACGGTATTTATATTGGCATGGGGCCAAGTGTTACTTCAACCATAGTTTACGGATAATTTATGGCTAAGGATATGGGGATCAAAACCTCTGTTAAGTCAGGCAATTTCCGCCCGACTAAGCAAGGCGCAGGAATGACCGAAAAGGGTGTCAAGGCATATCGCCGTGCTAACCCCGGGTCAAAACTCAAGACTGCGGTTACAGAAGATAAACCAACCGGAGAAAGGGCGACACGACGCAAGTCGTTCTGTGCTCGTTCTTTGGGTCAAATGAAAAAATTTCCTAAGGCGGCAAAAGATCCGAACAGTCGTTTAAGGCAGGCTCGGAAAAGGTGGAAATGCTAATGGAAATGCTGCTTTGGAATACGTTGTTGACAGCGCTGATAGGTGTTTTAGCCTACATAGGCCATGAGAAAATATCTGAGTTACAGCGGCTCAACATTTTGATTAACAAAACTAGAGAAGAGGTGGCCCGTGATAACGTCACTCAAGCAGAAATGGACAAACTTGTTGAGCACATTGACCAGCGGTTTAACAAACTTGAAGCAAAAATTGATCTCCTTATGCAAAAGGGGTAAGTGATGGCTGAAGAATCCACGCGCACGAAGATGATTCGTGAAACCAAGGTTGACGATGACATGCCTATGGTTAAGAAAGCCGTCCGTGCTGTAACCCTTGGGGCAAGCAAGTTGGCTGACAAGATGGGTTTTACTCAGGAAAAAGAGTACTCGGATAAATCCAAAGAGGAAGTCGTTAAAAAACGTGCTGGTGGTACGGTATCTTCGGCTTCTAAGCGTGCTGATGGTATCGCTACCAAAGGTAAGACTAAGGGAAGGATTGTGTGATGGAATTAAAAGATCTTGCTAACTTTGGCTCTTTTGGTGCTGCTGTTCCGGGTATGGCTCGTTCTATTAAAAAAGAGGCTGACAAATACCAGAATGAGGAAGAAAAACGCCGAATGGAAGAACAAGCCGCTGCTCAAGGTATGAAAAAAGGCGGTGTTATTAAATCTTCAGCCTCCAAGCGTGCCGATGGTATTGCTACTAAGGGTAAAACGAAAGGCCGGATCGTTTAATGTATTTGACAAGCAA